CTTTCCCCCAAGGCGGCCTTTTTATTGCTCTGGCTTTCCCCGCCCACCACCCTCATATTCCTTCCGGAAAGCCGCCCTCACCCCCCAAACGAAAAAAGGCCGCCCTGAGGCAGCCTTTCTGAATCGTGCAGGATTCGAAAAGTCGTTGTAAGATGTTGATTTACAACGAAAACGACTTTCATCATTTCCCGTTATACCAACAGAAATACCAACAAATCTTCTTCACTGGGCCAGAACGTCATTACCCGATAGTAGAGGAAATGACACCATGACCACCACCAAAGACTTGATAGCGTACCTCGATCACGGCCTGACGCTCGACGATCTGAAAGGCCTTTGCCCCGAGCATCAGCGCAAGCTGACCTCGCTGCTCCACCACTGGGCTGACCTCAGCGAGGGCGGAATTCCGCCAGCCAAGCCTGAGCCGTTCAACTCGGATTACGTCGATGCCTTGACGCTGGCCAGGGAAGTCATGGACTGGATGGACACGCTGTTCACCCAAGTGCAAACCAAAGTCATCACGCTGGAAAAAGCCCACTACAGGGAAATGGGCGCTCCACCAAGCACGCGAACGGATTTTGCACCGTCCGAATTGTCCTGTCTCATCGGGATAGGCTGCGACATAGCAAGCCGGTGGGCGACGACGTTCAACGATATGGTGAGGGAACACGAAGCTCAGAAGTGAAAAAAGGCCCGCTGGTGGCAATGAGGTGGAACGCCAGCGGGCCAAAGTCCGACTTTCCCGAACATGGCGCCGGAGACCATGCCCACATTACGCGCCGAAGCGCCCCGTGCGGGACGGGAGGAGAATCAGTCCGGCACGCCGGCGAATCGGGCCGCCGCTGCCAGTTGTTCATCAGTGAGCCCCGCTGTCTTGCTGGTGGCCATGGCGTTGATGACGCCCATCATGGCCCGCGCACGGCCTCCGGAGTCGAAGGCGTGGAGTGGGCCGGATACGTCCAGTGTCGCCGGAGCCAGCTTCTCGGACACCTCGGCGGCGATGGTTGCCGCCATGGGCTGCAACGTCCATTGGGCCAGGTGGCGCTGGGCTTCACGGACCACCGGGCCGGTGGCTTGTGCGTTGAGCAAGGCGGGCAGGATGCCGAACGCATTCAGGACCGCGTGGCGGGCATCGCGCCACGTCTCGATGCTCATGGAGTCCCGCAGATTCGGGCTCATGTCCGACGGCTTCCAGTCTTGTGCCGGTGCTGGCCCACCGGCTGCCGCGACATGGGTAGATTCACGCAGCAACACCCGCCCACGCTTGCCACGGAAGGATGCCGCCAGCTTGTCATTGTCGCCCGGCGCCGTTTCCGGCATGGGAACAATCTGACTGCCCAGCGGCGCGTTACGGAAGGTTTCGGCCAAGGCCGTTTCCACGGCTTCCAACAGGCCCGCTGACAACGAAGCACGGCGCAGCGGGGCGACACCTCGCCACGGTCGGGACGCATCGGCGCCGACCTTGAAATGGAGCACCTCGCCGGCCAGGGCGGTGACGTTGTAACCGCCGCCCACTTCCGGGATGGTCAGCCGGTAGGCGCGTGCTCTGGCCCCTCGGGTCGAAACGTCGAACTGGTCCACCGGGATCAGGCCATCATCACCAATGAGCCACAGGGCGTCCCCTCGGGTTGCCAGTGAGCGCGCCGTCATCGCCAGCACATCCGGGGTCAGCCAGTCGTTGTCCGACTCGGCGAGACTCAGGCCCTGTGACCACAGATTGACGCACCCCTGAACGGTGGCGGTCAGATCCGCAATGCCCTGGTGGCCGGCGATCCAGTCCGCCCGCAGATCCAGGGCCACGTCGGTAAAGCTTCGGGAGCGCTTCTCACGCTTGAATGGCCACATGGTCAGGCTCTCAGTTGCAAATCATAGTAGGCCTCGCCGTCCACGCCATAGACCTTGGTCACGGCCTGAATGGCGTAGGTTTCGCCCGCCACCGTCACCTTGTCGCTCAACAGCTCCGGCACGAAGGGCATGGACAATCCCGGCACGAACAGACGCAAATCCCCTTGCTGAATCAGTGTCCCGTCGATCAAGTCCAGTTGGTAGCGCTGTGGCGGGCTGGCCATGACGTCGTAAGGCGTTTCCGTGTCGGGACCATAGCCGCCGGACACCGGATCGAATGCCCCCTTCTCCACATCCACCAGCGTGACGGTCATGCCATACTGGTCGATCAGCCGCTGTGCCATGCGCTGGAAGGAATCGCTCATGCGTGCCGCCAGGGGCGCAGCAGATCACCGGCACCCGAGTAGTGGATGGCACGGGCTGCCGCCGCCGCGTTCATGGTTCTGTGCTCGGACAGGTCGCCCACCGTGGCGGTGTGGCTGCTCAGGCCCGGCTTGCTCACGTCGGCCAGATATTGCGCCAGCCGCCGGAACGCTTCGGCCACTGCCGGCGGCGGGTCATCATCGCTGCCGACATTTGCCGTCACCCGGTGATACGCTCCGGTCAGCACCACGCCCAACGGGCTGTAAATCGGATCGGATACCACCGCCCAGCCCGCCCCTTCGCTGCGCTCGACTTGGGTAATCTCACATTCGGCCAGTGGCGGCTGGAATTCACCGTTGCCCATCACGATCCATTCGACTTCGCGGACCGGCCAGCGGTAGGCAATCCACTGTTCGAGGCGTTGCCAGACGGCATCCGCGTCCACACCGGTAGGCGTGTCCGGGATCACCGGATAGGTCGGCGGTGTTTCTTTCTGACGGCGAAGCGTGATCACAGGAAGAAGCCTCCATGGGGTCCGGCCACCGTGCGCATCATCGCCCAGCTTCGCGCCTCCACTTGGGATTCGTCATAGGCCGGACGGGCCACGATGGACAGCTCATACAAGATGGCCTGATGGATGTTGCGGATGATGGCCAGGCCCTCGCTGGGGTCTTCCTCGGTCATCTCGACCGCATCCGGCACGGTGCGCTGTGGCGGAATCCGAAAGCCGGGGCTGATGCCCACTGCCAGGCCGGCCCCGATCAGGGCCAGCGCGTCCTTGCCGTGGCTGGTGTCGGCCACTTCAGGGCTCACACGGGCCTCGAAGGTCAGGGCCTCCGGCGTGTCCGTCAGGGTCAGAGACTCTGATTTCTGGCTGGCCAGAATCTTGTCGAAGTCATGGCCGAACAGCAGCGCGACGTCCTGTTCCTCGGACTGAACGCTGTGCCGGAAGGCGTGCGACTTGAACCGCTCCTTGCGCGGTCGGCCACCGTTGCGCCCACCGTCCGACAGCGTGGCCAGCGAGTTATACGGGAATGAACCCGTAATCACCCGAGTGCCATCGCTCTCGGCGCGGACTTCAAGCTTGGCGGCAACCGGCGCGTACAGCATCAGGCGCTCTTCACGTTCTTCAGGATGCGCAGTTGCGCGGCCCGGCTCACCGTCACATCGGCGGTCACAAGCCCGGTCAGGCGCAGCCCGCCGCTTTGCGCGTCGGAGTACGGGTCTTTGATCAGATCGACCGCTCCCCAGACGCCCACGAAGATCGGTGCGACACCGCCCGCCGTGGTGGTCAGCAGCACCTTGCTCAGGTCCGTTGCCGGGGCTGCCAGCGCGTTATGGCTCAGCGTGACGCTCGCCAGCTTGGACACCAGCTTGTCGTACTCGGTGATACCGCTGCCGGTGTCGAACATGGTGGAATCCATGTAGCTCCAGATTTCCGGACGGGCCAGCACCCGCACGTCACCGGGGCCGGTGGCCGCGTTGGCGGTGATGAACGCCGCGACCGCCTCGGCAAAGACCGAATAGGCGGCGGTGGCGCTGGCCGCGTCGTGCTCGGTGATGCCGTAACCGGATGCCTTGGCGATCACGCCAGACGGCTGGCCGCTGGCACCGCTGCCCTGGAAAATGGCTTTATCCAGCTCGGCGGCAATGGCACCCTGCAAATCCCGGCGAATGGCCTGTTCGATGCCGGCGGTCTGCTTCAGGGCCTTGCGGGTGATTTTCAGTTGAACGCCCAGCGTCTGGTCCGGTGACAGGCTGTTGCCGGACGCCGTGTAGGCGGTCGGCCCGGCCACATTGCCGGTCTCGCTGCCGGCCCAGCCCGCTGATACCGAACTTGTGGTTACGGGGTATTCCTGGGAGCCCGCTGCAATGTTGATCAACCGTGCGCCCACGGCTCCCGCCACGGACCCCGGAAACAGCCGGTCGATGATCGGCATCGTTTGCATCGGATCCGGAATACCGCTGGAAACGGTTTCCCCGGCGCGTTGCTCCAGGGCCTCATAGGGAATCGGAATGCCTCGGAACCCGCCCTGACTGCGCAACTCCTGGACCACCTCCGCCGTGGCACCGTCCAGGGCACGGCCTTCGTCCAGGCTCAGCACCGCCTGGCGCAGCTCGAAGCCGCCCAGCAGCTTGTCCCACTCCGCCCCCTCGCGGGTTTCAAACTCCGCGCCGGCCTCGCGCCGCTCGGTATCCTCGGCAATGAGCGCCGCCCGGTAGCGGGTTTCGTTGGCCTGGTATTCGCTGCTCAGTTTGTCCATGGAGCGCAACTCATCGGCGCTCGGCTCCGGCTTGGCCGTCAGTGCCGCGACTTCGGCGCGGATTTCGGACTGGCGGCTTTGAATCTTCGCACTTTCCAACATGTTATAGCTCACAATTGTGGTATACATTTTCGATATACCATAATACTGTCATCCTGTACAGCAGTGGTCAAATGATCAGCGTGTACATGTGAGCGGAAATCACATGTGGGTTACGGCTGGGTTTCCGTTGGGTTTTCACTGGGTTTTGCTTGGGTTAATTCGCTCACCGCCTTCAACCACGCCTGGCGCTTGGGATTCGTCGGCCTCAGGCCGATTTCGGCAATGGTTTTCTTGCTGTGGCAGCTCCCGCACAGGCTTTGCAGGTTGGCCAGCTCGAAGGCCCCTTCCGGGTAATCCCGAATCGGTTTGATGTGGTCCACCTCCAACCGGCCCTTGACGCCGCATTGAACGCATTTCCAGTCATCGCGCCGCTTGGCCGCGAGCCGCAGCGCCGGCCACCGCTTGTCGCGGTAGACCCAGCGGTGACGGGGGTATGTCACGCCCATTGTGGTGCCCTCGCCTGTGCGATGGGTGATGCCTTGCGCCGGGCTCCCTCGGCCACCGCCAGAATGGCCGCTGCCGCCGCGTCGATGCGGCCCGTGGCCCGTGCCTTCGCCAACTTGTGGTTGCCGGCCACGTCCGCCACCGTCACCGCGTCACTCATCGCAGAGCGCAGCAGCAGCGACGGGCTGACCTGAACCTGCCCATCGAACACGGCCTTGCGGAAGCGCTCGACATCTTCCGCCCCGTCCTTCCAGCCCATGCCCCGCCACACCACCGGCACGCGAAGGCTGGCCGCGTTCATGGCCTCGATGAACTCCGCTTGCCGGTACCGGTCTGCCGTGAAGCACATTGCCGGGGCGCCATCCAAGCGATCCATGATGGCCCGCAAGAACTGGTCCGCCGGCACCACCTTGCCGCCCAGCGTCATCAGCTCGCCACGGTTCTTCATCTCCACATAGCGGTCGCGCACGCCATCGCGCAATCCGCGGTTGGCCAGATTCGGGGTACTTGGGAACGCGCCGAAGGCTTCCAGCCGGCCCGTGTTCGGCCAGTACAGCGCCGCTGCCGACATGGAAGCACTGCCGCCCAGGTCGATGCCGACAATGGCCGCACCTTCTCGCGGTGGCAGCTCGCTGGTCTCGACATCCAGCCATTCATCCACCGTAATCAGCATGTCCGAGCGTTCGCCGGACACGCGCTCATTGCGGTTGTACAGCCGGAAATTCGCCAGCGTGGAGCCGCCGCGCTTGATGGCGCGTTGCGCTTGTGCCTGAAGCCATTTCGGTGAGGACCCGATACCGCCCTTGGCACCAGGATTGGCCTGCAAAATGGATTTCATGTCATCGGCTGGCAAACCGGGGGCCGGTCGGTATTCCAGCACAAAGGTGCCTTCCGGCGGGTCATCGATCCACTGTGAAAAGCTGTGGCTGTCTGAACTGGCCGACGTTGAAATCATCAAGCACTTGCCGTCGCGTTTACCGAGACCAGACAGCAGTGCCGCTTCCAGTCCGTCGCCCTTGTCGTCCGGCCAGTGCCCGCGTTCGTCCATGACGGCCAACGTAGGCGACGTACCGAGCGCGTTTTTTGGGTCCGCCGAAATACAGCGCAGGATATGGCTTTTCTGATACTCGATTTCCAACACGACACCGCGCCGAAAGACCAGCTCCGCCCGCACCTCATCCGGCAACGACGTCGCCAATCCTTCGACGTACTGAAACACAATCGCCGCCTGTGCCCGCGTGCGCGCCGCCACCAGAATTTCCCGCCGGGGCTCATCAGACCAGGCGCCCACCAGTTCGCCCAAAGCCAAGCCCGCCGTCAGTGTGGACTTGCCATTACCCCGTGCCACGGAAAGTACGCCCACAAGCACGTCACGCTTCAGAGAGCCACGAATGAAATCTTTTTGGAATTTGGCCAGCTTGATCGAATGGCCCGCTCGTGGCCCCTCAGGGACGCTCAGAGACTGGATGAAATCAATCGCCTTTTTGCTCATTCGGACCTCGAAATAAAAATAGACAAGCAACCCCTACGCCCCCCTGTACTCAGATAATCGCCCGCCATTGGGACCAAATATCGAAAGGCTTTGCCCCTGGGGGGGGGTGACATCCACGTCACCCGTGTCATCAGCGGTATTTCCTTG